ATAGCGATTGGGATGAAGATGAATCGGATCTTTATTCTGTGTGGAAACAATAAGGTGAATTTATGGGATTGTTAGACAAAGTTAAAAACCTTTTAAAAGGCAATGAGACAGAGCCTACGCAAACTGATGACGCGGAAGTTACCGCTACAGGACGAGTGTTAGACGATCATCCTTCAGCCAAAATCACACCATCAAAATTGAAACAAATTTTAGATGATGCAGAAAATGGTGATATTCAGGCTCAGCATCAGCTTTTTATGGATATTGAAGAGCAAGACAGTAGCATTGCGGCAAACATAATGACACGTAAGCGTTCAGTGCTTACGCTTGATTGGCGTATTGTAGAACCACGTAATGCAACACCAGCAGAAGAAAAATTACAAGCAGAAATTGACGAGCTATTTTACCAATATCCTAACCTTGAAGATTTATTTATGGATCTCATGGATGCGGTCGGGCATGGTTTTTCTGCGCTCGAAATCCAATGGGCACAAGTGAATGGGAAATGGATACCAAAAGGCTTTAAACCTTGCCCTCAGTCTTGGTTTAAATTAGATAAGCACGATAATTTGTTATTACGTACACCAACTAATCCAATGGGCGAACCTTTACGACCATTCGGCTGGGTGGTACATCGCCATAAATCACGTTCTACACAACTTGCACGAGATGGGTTGTACCGCACATTGGCATGGCTTTATATGTATAAGCATTATTCGGTGCGTGACTTTGCCGAGTTTTTGGAACTCTATGGTATGCCTATTCGTATTGGTAAATACGGTGCAGGCGCGACAACAAGTGAAAAGCGCACACTGTTACGTGCACTTGCAGATATTGGTCACAATGCCGCAGGCATTATGCCTGAATCCATGCAGATTGAACTTCACAATGTAGCAAGTGCTGGAGCTGCATCAGGTAACAATCCATTCTTACAGATGGTAGATTGGTGCGAAAAATCTATTGCGCGTTTGATTTTGGGGCAAACTTTAACGTCTGGGGCTGATGGTAAAAGCTCCACCAATGCGTTAGGTAATGTGCATAATGAAGTGCGTCGTGATTTGATGATTAGTGATGCAAAACAGATTGCACAAACTATCACTCAACAAATCATTTTGCCGTATTTGCAGATTAATATTGATCCGAATATTGCCCCTTATCGTGTCCCTTATTTTGAGTTTGATACGAAAGAATATGAAGATTTATCCGTATTTGCGGATGCAATCCCTAAACTTACCGGCATTGGCGTTCAAATTTCAGAGAGTTGGGTGCGTGATAAATTAGGTATTCCTGAGCCACAAGAAGGAGAACTGATTTTAAGCACACCACAAGGCGAGAAAACGGACGAGAAAACTACCGCGCTTTCTGCCGTGTTTAATCACGGTGAAGGCTGTACTTGCGGTTGTCGTTCTGCTGCGTTGTCGGCTAAAAATGGAAAAAAGGACGAACAAGATGAATTGGATGGTTTGATTGATGATGCAATGGTCAATGCAGATTTTAATCAACAGCTTGATCCTATCATGAAACAAATTGTAGGCATGGTTATGGCAAGTGAAAGCTATGACGATGCACAGGAAAAACTAATCGCACTTTATCCTGATTTAACCAGTGAAAGCCATCAGGCCTATTTAACCAGTGCACTGTCTTTGGCGGACTTATTAGGAGCCAGCAATGCCGAACGCACCTAAATTTGCCATTGGCATTGAACCGAAAGACGCCATTGAGTTTTTGCGCCAAAAGAAAATGCTGGCGGGCAAGGTGTTCACCAAGGAACTGCACGATAGCGCCTTGGCGCGTGCGACGACCATTGCACGCCTTTCCAGCCTTGAGATGACCAAGGATATTTACCAATCTTTAGAAACGGCTATGCGCGAAGGCAAGGGCTTTCACACGTGGAAAAAAGAACTGGTGAGTGAATTTGAACGTAAAGGCTGGATTTTTGGGAAAGAACCGTCTATTCGTGGTATTGATGGGCATTTACTGGCAGATCCAAAAACGGGGGAATATTTTGGCACGCCGCGTC